GGCTGTCCCGGGGCAGGGGCGGCACAGACCCCCCGCCCGACGAAAATCACTCGTAATGGCCATTCCCAAAAAGAATCCCCCCGCCTATTCGGCGGGGGTTTCTTTTTGTTTTCTCCAGTCCCGGTATTCCCCGGATTTCACCCGGTTGTCCGGGTAGGGTGCGTCTGCGGGAATCAGCCAGTCCCTTCCGATCTTAACAGCGCCGGGGAGTGTTCCGCGCTGGCATTTCTGCCGAATAGTGGTCGGTGCTTTTCCGATCTTGGCTGCGTATTCGTTGATTGGAATCAGTCGTTTCATAATGTTCCTCCTTCTCGATTTGAAAGCTATTGCGTTTTTCCGCGGTGCCCGTTGGAGCGTTTCGGCTGGGCACCACCCAGCCCTCGTCAGGCGGATTCAATAGTCCCAGCGCACGACTGGGGTCTCGGTGGTGAAAGGCGCATCCTCGTCCTCGAGCCAGCCCCAGAACTCGTGCTCCAGCCAGGCTTCGAGCTGCTGGAAGGAGTCGCCCACCCAGCGCGGGCCGCCAACGGGACTCTCTGCGCCGTCGCCGCACTCGGTCAGGTCAAGGCTCTCGTCGGTGACCACCAGCTGGCCCTTGTAGGCGAAGAGGAACGCGGTGCCGTCCAGGTAGTTCAGCATCCGCCAGGCGTTATCGCTTAGTTCGTGCGGGAAGGCCAGGGCGACGGCGGTCGCGGCGGCTTCGGGATCGTTCCGGTCGACGGGGCGCTCCTCCAGGTCGATTTCGCGCCAGGTGTAGGTCTTGTTCATCCAGTACATTGTGTTGGCCTCCTTACTTGTAAAACTTAATGATTTGCTTCAGCTGGGCGGTGATCTGCGCCGGGGTCTTTTCGTAGACCCATTTGTGCGTTCCGTTCGGCTTGTCAATCCTGGCGGTACCGTTCACCCCCAGGACGATGTGCAGCGTGCCGCGCCCGGTTTCAATCTCGCCTTCAAAAATGTCCACGCTCATTCCCTTCAAGGTCTTTTCTGTCTTTGTAATTTCCAGACCTGCTTCGGTAATGGCTTGAGCGTATTCGTAATCCCTGTGGGGAATCCTGTCCAGGCCCATCTTGTGCGCCCACTGTGCGTTCGTCATTTTCGTGCCCTCCTTATTTTTCTTCGATCTTCTTGAGGTAGAATTCGCTCCCAAAGTATCCGTTGGCCTTGATGTAGGCGAACATCCAATTCTCAGCCTTGGCTTTGTTCCTGCAGCCGGTGAAGGTTTTGATAACCTTCCGCAAACCGCTGCCCGCCCAAATCACCTGGTAAGTGTAGGTCTTCATTTCCTTGTCCTCCTTCGTTTTCTGTACCCTTGGTACGATTGTATCATACATCTTATGCGACGTATTGTCAAGCCCTTTTTGGAATAAAGATAAGGTTTTTGTGCCCACTTTTGTGCCCACCTACATCCAAAGATTCTGTGCCCACTCCGTGAGGAGGGTATAAAAAATCCCGGAAGCCTTTATATTTCGCGGCTTCCGGGGCTTTTTGCTAAGTGGGATTAGTAGGGCTCGAACCTATGACCTCCACGATGTCAATTTTGATCCAGCATTTTCAGCGAACTGCCGAAAATCCGAAAAGCCTTTATTTTATGCGGTTTCTGTGGCTTTTCCGATTTTCAAATCAGCGCTATTATCGGCTGAAATTTGCGGTTTTTCCGCTTGCTTGTGCCCACTTTTGTGCCCACTTGTGCCCATTTGAAAATCCGTGTCGAGTGCGTCGGCGACGGATTCCTGGAGGCCGGGCATCAGGTAGCCGTAAAGGTCCATGGTCATTTTGATGGAACTGTGACCCAGCCTTTCTTGGATCACCTTGGGCTGGACGCCCATGCGGATCAGCATGGCGGCATGGGTGTGCCGCAGATCGTGGTAGGTGGCCAGCGGCATGGGAGGGTGCTTGGTGGCCTTCCGGGCCTCGTTGACACGCTCGATCAGGCGATGAACGGCCTGGGGATAGCTGTCCAGGCGGTAGGGCTTACCCGATGGCGTTGTGCAGACCCGGTCGCATGGCTTCGGCATCAAACGCAGCTCATCCATCACAAAGCGGGGCATGGTCACCGTTCTGCAGCTGGTGCTTGTCTTCGGAGCCTTTTGCACCTCCGCGCCGGAGCTGGTGCGGGTGATGGCCTGGCGGATCGTGAGTGTGCGGCGCTTAAAATCCACATCCTCCCAGCGCAAGGCAGCGACCTCTTCGCGCCGGAGCCCACCGTACAACGCCAGGAGCAATGGTACCCGGAAGGGATTTCCTTCAGATGCTTTTACAAGGGCAGCAACGTCATCCTCCGAGAGGATGCGCTGCTGCCTTTTTTCGGTTTTGGGGAGCGGCGCGCCGGCCAGCGGATTAACGGGGATTATTTGCCTCGTAGCGGCCCAGGAGAGGGCCATACGCAGGGCTTCGGTGAGCGCCACAGCAGTTCGTACTGCCACGGGCCGAGACCCGCCAGCGCCCTGCTGGAGGGCCGCTATGAGCGCCGTGAGGGTGGCCGGGGTGCAACGGCGAACCGGAAGGGTGTACACATCCAGCTTGGAGAGCCGGTCAATACCGTCCGAGTATTTTGCACGGGTGGTGGGGCTCAGGTACGTGCAGTGCTCCGAGAACCAGCGCTCCATGATCTGCCCGCAGGTAGCGCGGTCTCCGTTTACGTCAAAGCCCGCGTTCGATTTCGCTTCCAGGGATTTCGCCGCGGCCATGGCGTCCTCCTTGGTTTTGAAGCCGGAGACGCGTTTCATCTTCACCGCGCCGAGTTCGTCGGTGTACCGGTAGCGGACGCACCACAGGGAGCCGCGCTTGGAAATAGAGGCCATGGGATCACCTCCTACAAATAGGTCACATTGCCGACCGTTCTTCGGACGGGGGGGCAATGTCCAGCAGCTTGCAGACGGCTGCCTGGGTGCCAGGATCGGCGGAGTGGTAGGCCGCAAGCAGCTGCGATTCCTCCGCGGTGAGAACGGTCATGCTTTCGGTTTCTTCATCGCCGCAGCAGAGCCAGTCCAGGGTGCAGCCGAAATAATTCTTTAAGAGACGTAGTTTCGGGAGAGTAATTTCTTCCCATCCACGATACCACCAAGAATAGACCGTGCTCGTAGTGAGACCGAGCGCTTCCGCTAACTGTTTTTTGTTTATCCCTTTTGAAGCCATAAGCATTTCAAGCCTATCAAGTAAATTCATGAAAAACCCTCCTTTATCGTAAGGATAACATAAAGCGGCATATAGTGCAATATTTTTTCCGCAAAAGCGTAAATTTCTTCTTGACAATTACGCTTATGAGTATTATTATTAGCCTGTGGTTACGCAGAAGCGTAACCCGAGGGAGGTGGAAGGATGTATCCGAATCTGTTAGCCGAGATGGCCGCCAACGGCCAGATCACGCAGAAGGCCCTGGCCAAGGAGCTGGGACTGACCGAGAAAACGATGGGCGCGAAGCTGTCCGGGCGGGTGGATTTCAAGTTCAGCGAGATGATGAAGCTGAAGAAGAAGTTCAACAAGTCCATGGATTACCTTTTCGCGGAAAAGCGGATCTCTGAAAGTTGAGAAGGAGGTGAAATCATGCAGGATCTTCTGACACCAAAGGATGCGGCTTCGGCCCTTGGGCTCAGCGTGGCGACGATCACGCGGTGCGTGAAGCGCGGCGCTCCGGTCCACCGCTGGGGAAGCACGGGGCGGCGATACCGGATTGATGTGGACGAATTCCGGCGCTGGATGGAACGACAGGGGCAGGAGGAAGCCCCGAAGCAGATCAGCCCATGGGCTGACGTGGACGAGCTGGCACGGCGGCGGCGGGCATCCGTTCGGGGGGTGATCTGATGGAGACAGCGGAACAGCTGATCCTGGCGGAATCCAAAGCGGAAACGCAGGAAGAGAAAGACATCATTCACTTAAAGCAGATCGCCCTGAGCATCCAGCCGCGCTCCCGCTGGTGGCGCTGGGGGTATCTGGGCACGGTGCGCCGGGCCATCAAGGCGCTGGAGCGGGAACAGGCCGAAAAAAAGCTGCACAAGAAGAAGCTGTATAGCACCTGCTATATCGAGCCCAAGAACGAGCTTTTCACGGAGCGGCTGCAATGGCTTCTGCTCAAGGAGGGCACGGGCGCACAGCACCGGACGGCAAAGGCCCTTGGAATCAGCGAGGCATCGCTGCGCTACTACAAAATCGGCCAGGTGACGCCGACGCTGCCCGTGGCGGTGGCCATGGCAAAGTATTTCGGGGTAACACTGGACTACCTGGCCGGGCTTTCGGACGAAGGAGGGAAGAAACGATGATGCTGCTGACGATGGCCTTTATCGGCGGCATGCTGGCGCTGGTGTGGCTGGCCGAGGACGGCACGCTGGAGGATGGCGCGGAGCGGGTCTGGATCAACTACCTGGCCGATCAGAGCCGGAAGGCGCGGAAAAAGCCCCGCATCCGGTACGCCACAAGCCCGCTATACAAAAACCCCGCGCTGTTGCAGCAGCGCGAGGCTAAGCAGATGGCTTTGGACAATCGTCATCTGCATTCTACCACGGACGGGAGGCGCTGTCAATGACGCGGAAGGATTGTGAAAAGAAGCTGTTGGAAAAGCTGGAAGAAGCCTGGGCCATTTACCGCAAATACCATCCAAAAGGCGAATACCTGGACATGTGCGCGCTGGTAACAGACGAAGGGGAGCTGGTATTGCAGGGGAACAACCAGTACTACGACGTGGACAAGAATAACCCCATCGAATTTTCGGAAAGGAAAAAGAACGCATGAAGATTACGAAGCTGGAACTGGAAAACGTAAAACGGGTACGGGCGGTGGAAATCGCCCCGGCGCAAAGCGGCCTGACGGTGATCGGCGGCCGGAACGGCCAGGGCAAGACCAGCATCCTGGACGCCATTGCCTGGGCCCTGGGCGGGGAAAAATACCGCCCCACCAACGCAGCGCGGGAGGGCAGCGTGATCCCGCCCCGGCTGCACGTAGAACTGGACAACGGCATCGTTGTGGACCGGGACGGAAAGAACAGCGCCCTTAAGGTGACCGACCCCACCGGCAAGCGGGCCGGACAGGCGTTGCTGGATGAATTCGTAGAGCGCCTGGCGCTGGACCTGCCGCGCTTCATGGCCCAGACCGGGAAGGAAAAGGCGTTGACACTGCTCAGAATCATTGGGAAGGAAGAAGAAGTGAAGCGCCTGGACGACCAGGAACAGCAGCTTTACAACCGTCGGCACGCCCTTGGCCAGATTGCCGACCAGAAAATGAAGTATGCCCAGGAAATGCAATCCTTTCCCGGCGTGCCGGAAGCGCCGGTGAGCGCCGGGGAGCTGATCGAGCGGCAGCAGGCCATTCTTCTCCGGAACGCAGAGAACCAGAAAAAGCGGGATAATGTGGCGCTTTTGGTTCAGCAGCACGGCATCCTGGTGCAGAAAATTGAATCCCTCAGCGCGCAGATTACCGCGCTGATCAAGCAGAAGAAGGAAGCGGAAGAGGCCTTTAACCAAATTGTCATGGACCTGGAAACGGCGACAATGGACGCCGCCCATCTCCAGGACGAAAGCACGGCGGAGCTGGAAGAAAGCATCCGCCAGGTGGACGAAACCAACCGCAAGGTGCGGGCCAACCTGGACAAAGAAAAAGCTCTGGAAGACGCCGCGGCCCTTCGCACTCAGTATGACGCCATGACGGCTGACATTGAGAACATTCGCCAGCAGCGTCATGACCTGCTGAAAGGCGCGGCCCTGCCCCTGCCCGATCTGACCGTGGAAAACGGCGAACTGCTCTACCACGAAAAGGCATGGGACTGCATGAGCGGATCAGAGCAGCTGCGGGTGGCGGTGGCCATCGTGCGGGCCATCAATCCGAAATGCGGATTCGTCCTCATGGATCGGATGGAAGCCATGGACACGGACACCATGGCAGAGTTTGGCGCATGGCTGGAGGCGGAAGGACTGCAGGCCATCTGCACCCGGGTATCCACCGGCGGCGAATGCCAGATCATCATTGAGGATGGCACTGTGGCAACCTACACGGATCAATATGCTGAACAGGCGGGAAAACAGATTGCTGCCAAATGGAAAGCAGGTGAATTTTGATGCAGATTACGCGAGGCAAAATCCCCAAGGGGCTGAAGTTCGTGGTTTACGGTCCCGAAGGAATCGGAAAAAGCACCTTTGTCAGTCACATCCCCGGCATCGTGTACATTGATACCGAGGGCAGCACCGCCAACATGGACGTGCCCAGGCTGCCCAAGCCCACCAGCTGGCAGATGCTGATCCAGGAGGCCGAATACGTCCGCGACCACGCGCAGGAATTCGGAGCCCTTGTAATCGACACGGCGGACTGGGCCGAGCGCCTGTGCATGGATGCGGTATGCGCCAGCCACCCCGTGAACAACAAGCCCATGGCCAGCATCGAGGACGCCGGGTACGGAAAAGGCTACGTGTATCTTTACGAGGAATTCGGCAAGCTGCTGAACATCCTGCAGGAGATCACCGACCGCGGCGTTCACGCCGGATTCACCGCCCACGCCATCATGCGGAAGTTTGAACAGCCGGACGAGATGGGCGCCTATGACCGGTGGGAGCTGAAAATGAGCAAGAAGGTGGCTCCACTGGTGAAAGAATGGTGTGACGTTCTGCTTTTCGCCAACTACAAGACGATGGTCTACGCAACCGATGACAAAGGCAGGAAACATAAGGCGGCTGGCGGCCAGCGGGTGATGTACACCAACCACCACCCATGCTGGGACGCGAAAAACCGCCATAGCCTTCCGGATGAAATGCCGTTTGAATTTGCCCAGGTCGCCAGCCTGTTCGCGCCTATCGGCAGCGCACCGGTGCCCGTGATCCAGGCGGAGGAGCAGATGCCCATTCCCGAAACTGCAGCGCCGGCGCCCATCCCGGAAGCGCCGAAACCCGCGCCTGTTAGCGCCGATCCAGATGAAAAGGACATTCCCCCGGCTCTGCTGGATCTGATGATAGCGGATGGCATTAAGCCTATCGAGGTCAAGGCGGCGGTGGCCCAGCGCGGGTATTTCCCGCTGAACACTCCCTGGGCGAATTACCCGCAGGATTTCGTGCAGGGAGTGCTGATCGGCGCATGGCCCCAAGTGAAACAGATGTGCATTGATAATCGGAAAGAACCATTCTGAGGAGGAAAAGACAATGACGGACTACATTCCGAACGACCTGCAGAACCAGGAAATCGGCTGGGACGACGTAATCCAGAACGACAGTGAATTTACCGTTGTTCCTGAGGGCGACTACACATTCACGGTAAAAAAGTTTGAGCGCGGACGGCACAACGGCAGCGACCGGCTGCCGCCCTGCAACAAGGCCATCCTGACCATCGAGGTTTCCAACGGCCACGACAAGACGACGCTGACCCACAATCTTTTCCTCCACCGGAAGACCGAGGGAATGCTCTGCGCCTTCTTCACCGCCATCGGACAGCGCAAGCATGGCGAACAGCTGGTGCCTCGCTGGAACCAGGTCATGGGCTCTACCGGCACCTGCAAGGTGGTCGTGGAAGAATGGACCGGGAATGACAACGTAAAACGCCAGAGCAACAGGATCGCGAAGTTCTACGAAAAGCCTGCGGCTCCTGCCCAGCCGACGACGCAGCAGCAGAGCTTCACTCCTGGCCACTTTTAAGGGAGGGGGGGGATATTCCCCCCCTTATTCCGCAGAAAGGACGATATGAATGGATCTTAGACCATACCAAAATGAGGCCGTTTCTGCCATTGAGGCTGAATGGCAGGAGGGCCGCAGAAAAACCCTGCTGGTGCTGCCAACAGGATGCGGGAAGACCATTGTGTTCTGCAAAATCGCGGAAAACAGGGTGATCCTGGGCGACCGGGTGCTGATCCTGGCCCACCGGGACGAACTGCTGAATCAGGCCGCGGATAAGCTGCAGAAAAGCACCGGCCTTTTGACCGCAAAGGAAAAGGCGGAGGAAACCTGCCTGGGCAGCTGGTTCCGGGTGGTGGTCGGCAGCGTGCAGAGCATGATGCGGGAAAACCGCCTGACCCGGTTCCCAGAGGACTACTTCTCCACCATCATCATCGACGAGGCGCACCACTGCCTGACCGACAGCTATCAGCGGGTGCTTGAGCACTTCAACGGAGCCCGGGTGCTGGGCGTGACCGCCACGCCGGACCGCTCCGACATGCGGAACCTGGGCCAGTACTTCGACAGCCTGGCGTATGAGTACACCTTGCCGCGGGCGATCAAGGAAGGCTACCTGTGCCGCATCCAGGCTATGACCATTCCGCTGAGTATCGACCTGACCGGGGTGAAGCAACAGAACGGCGACTACGCCCTGGCGGACGTCGGGACCGCCCTGGATCCGTATCTGGAGCAGATCGCCCAGGAAATGAAAAAACACTGCGCCAACCGGAAAACCGTGGTTTTCCTCCCGCTGATCAAGACCAGCCAGAAATTCTGCCGAATGCTGCAGGAACAGGGCTTCCGGGCTGCGGAGGTCAACGGCGAAAGTGAAGACCGCGCCGAAATCCTGGACGCATTCGATAAGGGCGAGTATGACGTCCTCTGCAACAGCATGCTGCTGACTGAGGGATGGGATTGCCCCAGCGTGGACTGCATCGTGGTGCTTCGGCCCACAAAGGTGCGCAGCCTTTACTGCCAGATGGTGGGCCGCGGGACCCGGCTTTCCCCCGGCAAAGAGAACCTGCTGCTCCTGGACTTCCTCTGGCACACCAGCCGGCATGAACTGTGCCGACCGGCGCACCTGATTTGTGAATCGCCGGAAGTGGCCGATAAAATGACCGAGAACTTAAACGACGCCCCGGGCTGCCCCATGGACCTGGAAGCCGCAGAGCAGCAGGCAAGCCAGGACGTGCTGATCCAGCGGGAAGAAGCCCTGGCAAAAACCCTCCAGGAAATGCGCCGCAGAAAGCGCGCCCTGGTGGACCCGCTGCAATTTGAAATGAGCATCGCGGCGGAGGACCTTTCCGGCTACGTGCCCGCCTTCGGCTGGCAGCTGGCCCCGCCCAGCGATAAGCAAAAGGCGCTGCTGGAAAAGCGCGGCATTTTCCCCGATGAAATCGACAACGCGGGCAAAGCGCAGCTGCTGATCGACCGGCTCTACAAGCGCCAGGCGGAAGGGCTGACCACGCCAAAGCAAATCCGTTTCTTAGAGGGCCGGGGCTTCCAGCACGTGGGCACCTGGACCTTTGACAGCGCCAAGCACCTGATCGACCGGATCGCCGTGAACGGCTGGCGGATTCCTCCGGGGATCACGCCGAGCAGCTACGTGCCGGAACTGCGCCAGACGCAGGATGGGAGGCTTGTAACCGGGGAAGGATGGTTTGGTAATACATGGACGGATTAAATCTTCTGGAGGCCCTGGCGGGCATAGACCCAACACGCCTATCCTATCAGGAATGGGTGGACGTGGGCTTTGCCTTGAAACAGGAGGGCTTCAGCCCGGAGGTGTGGGAGCAATGGAGCGCCAGGGACGCGGCCCGCTACCACCCCGGAGAATGCCTTAAAAAGTGGAGCAGCTTCAACGGCGCTTCCCGTCCTGTGACAGGCGGCACCATTGTGCAATACGCCATGAACCAGGGCTGGCGGCCCAATACGGGCCCGGACGCGGAAATTGGCTGGGATGACGCCATCGGCGGGCACGGCGACGAGCTGAAGGTCATCGACGGGGCCTGGCTGGAAGAAAAGGATATCCCCCAGCCCCCGGAGCCATTCGACGGCGTCAAGCAGCTGATCAGGTACCTGTCCCTGCTCTTTGAAGCCGCGGAAACGGTCGGCTACGTGACCCAGAGCTACACCACCGAGGACGGTCGTCGGGTACCAACCAAGGGCGCATACGACCGCACCGCGGGGCAGCTCATCGAGGAGCTGAACAAATGCCACGGCGACCTGGGCGCGGCCCTGGGCGACTACGATCCAGACACCGGCGCGTGGATCCGCTTCAATCCCCTGGACGGCAAGGGCGTAAAAAACGAAAACGTTACCGAATACCGCTACGCGCTGGTCGAAAGCGACACGCTTGAGCTTTCCCGCCAGTACAGCCTGATGCTGGAACTGCAACTGCCCATCGTGGTGATGGTGCACTCCGGCGGAAAAAGCATCCACGCCATCGTGCGGATCGACGCCCAGGACTACGACGAATACCGACAGCGGGTCGATTACCTGTACGCTGTGTGCCAGAAAAACGGAATGCAGATTGACCGGCAGAACCGGAACCCGAGCCGACTTTCCCGGATGCCCGGCGTGATGCGGAAAGGCAAGCCGCAGTACATTCTGGCGGAGAACATCGGCTGCGAATCCTTCACGGCCTGGAAGGAGTACATCGAAGGGCTGAACGATGACCTGCCGGATATGGAAAACCTGGAGGACCAGCTGAAAGACCTGCCGCCTCTGGCCCCGGAGCTGATCCAGGGCGTACTGCGGAAAGGCCACAAGCTGCTTCTTTCTGGCCCCAGTAAGGCAGGAAAATCCTTCGCTCTGATCGAGCTGTGCATCGCCATCGCCGAGGGCATTGAATGGCTGGGCCTGCAGTGTGCGCCCGGCGGCGTGCTGTACGTGAATCTGGAATTGGATCGGGCTTCCTGCCTGCACCGCTTCCAGGATGTGTACAAGGCCATGGGCGTCACGCCGCGGAACCCGGACGCCATCGATATCTGGAACCTGCGCGGAAGATCCTGCCCTATGGACAAGCTCTCCCCCAAGCTGATCCGGCGCTCGCTGAAGAAAGGCTACACCGCCGTGATCATTGACCCCATTTACAAGGTGATCACCGGAGACGAAAACAGCGCTGATCAGATGGCTGCCTTCTGCAATCAATTTGACAAGATCGCCACGGAGCTGGGCTGCGCCGTAATCTACTGCCACCACCACAGCAAAGGCAGCCAGGGCCAGAAGCGCAGCATGGACCGCGCCAGCGGATCCGGCGTTTTCGCCCGCGACCCGGACGCTTTGCTGGACCTGATTGAGCTGGATATTCCCCAGCAGAGCCGTGACGAAATGGTGAACCGGATCACCCGGGACGCCTGCATCGAGTACCTGCGGCGCTGGGGGAAGCTGGACGAAGTAAGCCAGGACGACCAATGCAACCACGTCCGGCTGATGGACATCTGCAAGGAGCTGCTGCCGGAGGCGTCTGTGCAAAGGATGCTGGAGGAAGCCGAACCGAAGAAGGAGGCCGCACGCTACCGCACCGGGTGGCGCTTGGAGGGCGTGCTGCGCGAATTCCGGCCCATGAACGCCAGGTACCTCTGGTTTGAGTATCCCGTCCACAGGGCCGACGAAAGCGGCCTGCTGAAGGACTTAGCAGCCGACGGTGAAAAGCACGGAAGCGTCTACAAGGCTCAGGCCGCCCGGAGGGAAAAGGCAAAGGCTGCCAAGCTGACGGAACGGCAGCAGATCGAAAACGCCCTCGCGATGGCGAACGGAGGTGAGCCCTGCACCGTGAAAGACCTGGCTGAATACATGGGTAAAAAGGAGGACACAATGCGTCGCTGGATCAACAGAAATGATTTTGAAATCGATAAAAATTCTGGAACGATCCGGGATCTGACGCGATCGGATGGCGGGATGCAATGACAGTCAATCCTCCGTCCCGTGCGGGATGCACTGTAAATCCCACGCAGTCAATCCCGCGCGGGACGGAGGATGCACTGTGAAATTTTACAGTCAATCCCGCGCGGGACGGGATGCAATGCACCCCTATAGGGGGAAAACGCACGACATCCCGCACGGGACGGACGGGGAGGGGGTGGGCTTAAGCCCCCCACCCCCGTCCCTGTCCCGCACGTGATGCCCAGGGATCCCCGCGCGAAAGAAAAAGAAAGGTGGATGCCAAAATGGAAAAAATCGAATTCTTCCTGCCCATGATCCCCCCCACCGTCACAGCCCAACAGCACCGGTTCAGCGCAGGGCGTGGTAAAAAAGCCCAGGTATACGATTCACCGGCGCTCCGTGACGCGCGGGAAAAGCTCACCGCATACCTGGGCGTCCATAAGCCACCCTGTCGTTTGATGGGGCCGGTACGGTTGGTGACGAAATGGATTTTCCCCATGACCCAGGGCAGCAGCCACGGCCAGTACAAGGCCACACGTCCCGACACCGACAACCTGGTGAAGCTGTTCAAAGACTGCATGACGAAGGTGGGATTCTGGTACGATGACGCTCAGGTGGCCAGCGAGACCATCGAAAAATTCTACGGCAACCAGCCGGGCATCTTCGTGTTCCTGGAAGAACTGGAGGATGATGTATGACACAGCCCATGCGACAGGCGGAGCCATCCATCCCCTGCGTGGATATGTGGCCCCTGGATCAAATGACGGACGCCGTGCGTGGCGCTTACGATGCTCTGGCGAAGCGCGGTGAAATCATCGTCCAGCACATTACCGTTAAACGAAGCGCCAACCTGGTGTTGATGGAGTACCTTTCGACCATGCCGCCGGACTGGACCCGGCAGGCACTCAAAAAAGAAAAGGAGGCATACGCATGATTTCAGCGACGATCACCTATAAGGACGGCACGGTAGAGGAACGGGATTTCCCCACCTGGCCCGCTTACGCGAAATTCATTGACGACAACGCCGGTTCGATCCGGGAGGCCGACGCCGACGATCTGCACCCGAGGGAGATCAGACAGGGGAGAAAAGGAAAATGACTTATGAGCGATTGGAATGTAGAGTTTGAAAAGTGGCTCAAGGAATTGGAAGAGAAAAGGGAGGTGGCGCGTGTTTCTCCGCCTGACGGGCAAGATGCTTCCGGGCAGTACGGACAGTGGATTTTGTGCGATGATCGTCTGCCGGAGGCTGGTCAGGATGTGATTCTCCTTTTCCGCGATACTTTCCATACGCACTCAGATTGGCCCAAAGTTGTTGTGAGCACGGCTTGGCTGTGTAATGTGGACGAGGAAAGAACGCCGAAAGGCGAATGGGCATTGACGGGGCGCTTGTATAGCATCTGGCCCAAAGTAATCAGTATCAAAAACGGGATCGCTTGGATGGCGCTGCCGGAACCGCCGAAGGAGGGATGAACATGGGCTTGTACATTTTGATATTAGCCATATGCGTTCCAATGTTTGTAATTCTGCTTGTTTTGATAACAGAAGATGGGGTTTCTGGCCTTGTCGAAGATGTTCTAAAAGCGATAGATATGATTCGTGAATACAGGAAGGGCAAGCGCAAGCGGAGGAAGGAGGGCTGAACCGTGGACGAGATTCTGATTCGTAAGCCGGAGAATCCGGCGCGGGCATTCCTCCGGCGGTACCGTACCATGTGCGACCGTCAGGATTCGCTGATTCGGGCCATCGACGATGCGCACGACCGGGCCATGAGCTGCACCGTCCGGTTAAAATCCGTCCACGTCACTGGCGGCAGCGGAGCCTATGACCGCATGGCCGAGGATGTGGCCAGGATGGTCGACGCGGAGGCGCTGATCTGGCAAAACCTGCAGACCTTGCGCGAAAGCCTTTCTGAAATCCTTTCCGCAATCGAATCCGTGCAGAACGAGCAGCAGAAGACTGTTCTCACCATGCGCTACATCGAGGGCATGGACTGGCTTTCCATCCAGCAGGCCATGAATTATGAGCGCACCCAGGTCTACGTGATCCACGGTTGGGGGCTTAAAGCCGTCCGTGATTGGATGGAGCAGACAGGCCGTCTCTAAAACTGCGGACGAAAACGGACTAATTGACATGCTATACTCTTAACATCAGAAGAGCGCTCAGAGCCAGGGCGCTCTTTTGATATTGAGAGTGCGCTGATATTTCTTTTCCCTTTTCTGCATATCAGCGGGCGCATTCAATTATTGGGGTGGGGCCGAATGCTTCTCAACCAGAAAGGGGAACAGAAAGGGGAGAAAACTATGGCTGCTTTGGAGATCGTCTATCTGTCACCGCATGACCTCAAGCCTTATGAGGGCAACACACGGAAACACGCGCCGGAGGATATTGACCAGATCAAGGCCAGCATCGCAGCGGATGGTTTCAATGATCCAATCGGGATCTGGGGCGAACAGAATCTGATCGTGGAAGGCCACGGCAGACAGATCGCCGCCATTGAGATGGGGCTGGAGACCGTGCCCTGCATCCGGCTCGACCATCTGACCGATACCCAGCGCCGCGATTACGCGATCCGGCACAACCGCACCGCCGAACTGAGCGGATGGGATTTTGCCAAGCTGGAAGAAGAAATCGCCGCGCTGGAAATTGAGGGCATCGATCTATCCGGGCTGAAGTTCGATATGGATGCGCTATCTGGGGGGGGGTGGAACCAGAAGTGACATTGTCGAGGACGAGCCGCCCGAACCGCCCGAGATTCCAATTTCTAAGCGTGGGGACATCTGGCAGTTGGGCCGACACCGCCTCATGTGCGGTGATAGCACCAGCCTGAACGATGTACTGGCGCTGATGGATGGGCACCAGGCCGACGCAATGGTTACTGATCCTCCCTACAACGTGGACTACCAAGGCGGCACGAAGAAAAAATTGAAAATCGAAAACGACAATCAGGAAGATGCAGCGTTCCGCAAATTCCTGGTGGACGCTTTCTCTGCAGCAGACCGGGTGATGAAGCCAGGTGCTGTATTTTATATTTGGCATGCGGACAGCGAAGGCTTCAATTTCCGTGGCGCTTGCCGGGATATCGGTTGGGTGGTTCGGCAATGCCTGATCTGGAACAAGAATTCTCTTGTGATGGGAAGGCAGGACTACCAATGGAAACATGAACCTTGCCTGTACGGCTGGAAGGATGGTGCTGGTCACCTTTGGGCGTCCGATAGGAAACAGACAACGGTTATTGATTTCGATAAGCCCAAAGTTAACGACATTCATCCGACCATGAAACCGGTGGGGCTTTTCGATTACCTTATCCAGAATAATACAAAAGGCGGCGACATCGTCCTGGACCTGTTCAATGGCAGCGGCACAACCATCATCGCCTGCGAACAGGACGGGCGCTGTGCTTACACCATGGAGCTGGACCCGCGTTACGTTGACGCGGCTGTCACCCGCTGGGAAACGCTGACCGGAGAAAAGGCTGTGCTTCTTAATGGCTGACATGCAGAGAGAATCATGGAAATCTAAAATCAGAGTAGCCAAAGAAGAACTGAAAACCGCAGGCCCACACCATCGGCGGGATTTATTGAAACACATCCACCGGATGCAGAAGGAACTTATGATCTATGACAAATATCAACAGGCGGCAAAAACCACACGGGGGTGATACTCATTGCGGGGCGCAAGGGCAAATTTGAAGAATGGCTCACCGAAGACGGGCTAACAACTGTCGAAGGTTGGGCGCGTGATGGCCTGACAGATGAGCAAATAGCGCATAACATCGGCATAGCAGAAAGAACATTCACGGATTGGAAAGACCGATTTCCCTCCATTTCTGCCGCCCTTAAAAAAGGCAAGGCTCCGGTTGACATTCAGGTTGAAAACGCGCTGCTGAAACGTGCGCTTGGTCAAATCGTAAAGGTCAAAAAGCCAATCAAGCTGAAACACAAAGGACAGATACCCGGTAAAGGCTTTATTGAAGAAGAACGCATAGAATACGCCGAGGAAGAAGTATATATCCCACCAGATACCACGGCGCAGATCTTTTGGTTGAAAAACCGCAGGCCGGACAAATGGCGGGACAAGGTAGAAGGGGCTCCTGAAGGAAATAACGATCTGCTGCAATCCCTGCTTGATCTTGAAAGGCGGGCCGCGCAATGATCGAATGGAGCGAAAAACAGGAGTCTTTGATCATGGCCCCATTTGACCATGCCATGGACTGGAACGAGGGAACGCCGAGAAGCGGGAAAACCACGGCGGGCACGATGCGCTTTGCCCGGCATCTGATCCGCAGTCGGGACGCGCTGCATCTGGTGACGGCATACAGTGCGGAGCAAGCCTACCGCCTGATCATGGACGGCGACGGCATGGGCCTTCTGCATATCTTCCGAGGGCATTGCCGCGTGAGCCATGACGATTCCGGCGCGCATCTGCTGGTAAAGCTTCCGGACGGCGAAAAAAAGGTGTACTGGAAAGGCGGCGGCAAGGCGGACAGCCACAAGGCGATTACCGGCATGAGCCTTGGCAGCGTCTATTTCTGCGAAATCAACCTTCTGCATGATTCCATGATCCAGGAGTGCTTCCGCAGAACCTATGCCGCAAAAGACCGCTGGCACATTGCCGATCTTAATCCGCCGTCGCCTGCCGACCCGTGCATTAAGAACGTTCTGAACGTTCAGGATTGCCGCTTTATCCATTGGACGTGCAAGAATAACCCGATATTAACACCGCAGCGGCTTGCCGAAATCGAAGCGGCCTGCAAAAAAAGCCCGTTTTTGTATAAACGGGACTGGTTAGGGCAGCGCGTGATTCCTGAGGGCGTCATCTACTGGATGTTCAACCCCGAACGACATATCCTTTCCAGGCTGCCGGATAATATCACCGTTGTTGAAGCGTTTGTCGCAGGCGACGGCGGCACCACGGACGCAACGTCCATCGGGTTTTATATCGCCGCTTACCTGGGCGAACGGTACGCGCCGGGGCCGAAGGAATACCGCCTTTTCCGCGTCGGAAATTGGCGCTACGACGGCGGGCAAATGGCAATGAGCGATCAGGCGCGGCACATCGTGGGAGAGTTTCTCCCGTACATGCGCCAAAAATACCGCGTGCGGGAAAACGCCATCTATATTGACCCCGCCTGCAAGGCGCTGCGCCTGGAAATCGAAAAGCTGGGGCTGATGACAAGCGGCGCGGACAACAACGCCCACGATGTGAAGGGCGGCACGAAGGGCCTTAAGGTGGGCGTGGAGATGCTGCAAAGCGCTATCAATGACGGGCGTTTTTACCTGGTGGAGGATGAGCGGTATGGAACGGAGCCTTTCGTCAAGGAGGCAGGGCTTTACTGCGCGGATGAAAAAGGCGATCCTGTGGACGCCTATAACCACAGCATGGACGAAACGCGCTACGCCTATACCCATTTTGCAAAGACATTCGGCCTGTGGGGCCTGTAAGGCGGTGAGCCTGTGAAAATCATTGAACGAATCAAAAACAGGATACGAAACGGGGTGAACCGATTGTCGGAGAGCATGAGCCTTTTTAAGAAGGATGTATTCGAGCTGGACGGCGTGCCTGCTTTCCGGGAATACTATACGCTTTTTATTTTCGCCTGGCAGGCGATTTACAAGGGATTCTACAAGGCCTGGCATGAGGTTCCCATGAAAACGCTGAACGATCCCAAGGGCAAGAAGCGCACCATGGCGACCATGAACGCGGGGAAGATGGCCTGCACGCAAATGGCGCGGTATGTATGGAATGAGCAATGCGAGATCACGGCCAGCAGCGCAAGCCATGACCAGGAAAGCCAGGAGCCGGACCCGCTGAATGAATTTCTTCAGGAAGTATTGAAAGAAAACCGGTTCGTTACAGCCTTCGGCGATCTGCTGGAAAAATCTATGGCGCTGGGCGGCGGCGCGATCCGGGAGTGGGTGGAAATCCCCAAGGATGAAAACGGGAACGATCTGGAGGAAGGAAAGATCAGGCTGGGCTATACCATGGCTTCCCAGTTCGTGCCCACGGCCTGGGACAATGCTCGGGTGAAATCCGGCATTTTCATTAGCCGGGAAGCGAAAGACGGCTTTTATTACACCGTGGTGGAGTGGCATCACTGGGACGGGAAAACCTATCGCGTCACCAACGATCTGTACCGGATGCCCATCAAGGAAACGGAGGAGCCGCAGAACATCCTGGGCTGGTGGTACCCGCTGAACGAGATTTATCCGCTGCTTTCTCCGGACACCACCATCGAGAACGCGGAAACAGCCTATTTCCAGTACATCAAGCCCTTCGGCGCGAATTTTGCAGATGATAACAGCCCCTTGGGCATGAGCATTTTCGCCCCGGCCATGAACACGCTGCACGGCATCGACATTATGTTCGACAGCCTGCAGCGTGAATTCGTATTGGGTAAAAAGCGCATCATTGCCCCGGCGCGGGTGATGCGGCAAACGGCCGGTGTCAACCCCAACGGCCCGCCCCAGAAATACTTTGACGCCGACGACGAGGTTTGGGAAGCCCTGGCCACCGATAACCCTGAGGACCTGAAAATTTATGACAACAGCACCGAGCTGCGCGTGGACCAGCACATTTCCGGGATCAACAGCGAGTTGTCCATCCTGTGCGGGCAGATCGGCTTTGACCCCGGCACCCTGGCTTTTGATCAGCAGAAGGGCATGAAAACCGCCACCGAGGTGATCAGCGAAAACAGCAAAACATTCAGCACGGTAAAAGCCCATGAGAACAACATCCGGGGCGCGCTGTGCGATATGGTGCACGCCATTTTTGACCTGGCTGTGAAATACGGCCTGACCTGGAAGGGCCAGCGCGTTGAAAGCCTGCTCGGCAGCGGGTATAACGTATCCGTCAAATTTGACGACAGCATCATCCAGGATAAAAGCGCCGAAATAAACCAGGGCGTGATGCTGGTCGGTGCGGCGCTGATGAGCAAGAAAAAATTCATGACAGACACCCTTGGCTATACGCCAGAGGAAGCGGATAAGGAATTGGCGCAGATCAAGGCCGAGGGCACCGGAAACAGTGTGGACGTGACGAGGCTGTTTGGGGGCGTTGAGTAATGCGCCCTTCCTTCCTGGACGAAATGAGCTGGGCCATGGCCGAGGTATACGGGGCCGTAACGGACCGCATCCTGGTCAACCTGGCAAAGTATTTCCCTTACATCCAGGACAGCGACGAGGTGACCGGTAGCTTTGAGTATCAGGCCCGGATGCTGGCAAAGATGGGCCAGGTGAACCGGGAGACGGCGCAGATCATCCTGGACACTCTGGGCGATGCGGACGGCGCGCTTCGCGGATCGCTGGAAGCGGCGATCCTGGACGCGCTGAAAAACGAGGAACCGGCGCTACGGAAGGCGGCGGAAAAAGGGCTGCTAAACGGGCCGGGCTTTCTTCCGCCCGCTGTGGCCCCGAGCCAGACGCAGGCTTTCCAGGCGTATTACCGGCAAAGCGCGGACAAGCTGAACCTGGTCAACACCGTGATGCTGGAAAGCACGCAAACGGCCTATACGGCCACCGTTTCCGACGTGGTAAATCGCATTCAGCGCACCCAGAGCATCCTGAACGTGGGCGCGGGCGAAGTGGTGACGGGCGTTTCCTCCTGGAACACCGCCATGCATGACGCTGTAAAAAAGATGGTGCAGAACGGCCTGACCGGCTTTATTGACCATGGGGGGCACCATTGGAGCCCGGAAGCCTACGTGGCCATGGATATTCGCACCACCATGTTCAATACTGCCCGGGCCGCCGTGGCGGAGCGCGCGGAGGAATACGGGTGCGACCTGTACCAGGTGAGCAGCCACAACGCCGCGCGGCCCCTGTGCTACCCCTGGCAGGAGAAGGTGATTTCCCGCAGCGATTGGAGCGGCGAAGTGGAGGATCTGAACGGGAACAAGGTGCATGTGTACGCCCAGAGCGAAACCAGCTACGGCCAGGCTGCCGGGCTGTTCGGCGTGAACTGCAAGCATTATCCTATGACCTTTATTCCCGGCTTCTCCACGCTGAAAGGCCAGCCCCAGGACCCGGAGGAAAATGAAAAAGCCTACGCCGAAAGCCAGGAACAGCGGCGGCTGGAGCGAAAGCTGCGGGAAGAGCGCCGGGACCTGGCCGTGATGAAAGCCCAAGGCGCGGACGAAGACGCCATCAAGGCCCAAAAGGCGAAGGTGCGTAAGGCCAGCTCCGATATTGAGGATTTCTGCGACGCTACGGGCCGCGCCAGAAGACGGAACCGGGAGTATACGCCGGTCAATGCAAAATGGCCGGAAATATAGGGGGATCAGTATGAAATGCGAACATAAACGCCTGCGCTGCACGAATAACGTTTTCTACTGCCTCGTCTGCGGGGCGCTGGTGGCGTCCCCGGTCACGGTGGAGGAAATCATCGCGGAAAAAGAAAAGCCCGCAGAAGGGCCGAAAAAGGCCGGGAAACGGGGCGGAACGAAGGAGGGACGGAAACATGATCCGGATATTGATTGACCGATTGCATTCTCTGGAAAACAAGCGCTATATTTCCGCCGCTGGCCTGTCAACGGATGAAAAGCCACTGGAAAACCTGATTACCGGCTCTGTGTTCAGCGAAATTGACACGGGGAAGCTGTATAAGTTCGATGAATCGGGGAACGCCTGGATTGAGCAGGGCGGGACATCCGGCGGCATGACCGGCGGCAGGGTGACGGCACTGGAGGGCAGCGCGCTTGCACAGGGAACGGTCATTGACGCGGTGGGGATTCCGACGTATGTTTCCGATGTGGCAGCGTATACGGCCTATGGCATCACGGATACCGGTTGGTATGTGTTCGCCCGGATCGACGCGCCGGAGGGCGTGACTGTTTCCGCCGACACCGCGGTGGAGGGCGCGGCGGGGTACATCGCCCAGGTGGGCGAAACCCATGTGGACGTGGCAATCCAGTTTGAAGTGGCAGCGCAGAGCCACGCCGTTACCGTGGATTGGGGCGAAAGCGCAGAAACCTTCATTTTCCGCGCTACCGATTTGGCCGTCCGCAACCTCGATTACATGGCGCGGTTCTACGTGTACGACATCGCCGATTACTGCACATGGACGTATGCCCTGACCACCGATACCACGTTTGTTGCGGGCGACAGGTATTTCACCGAAAGTGACGGCGTTTACACCGAGGCCATCGAGGGCACCGACTGGACGGCGGGTGAGGACATCCCCGCCGACACGTATTACAAGCACACGAAGCTGACCCTCGCGGGCATGACCCCGAACGTCACGTACAAGCTCGATGAAAAGCTTGACTGCCCGTTTGAGATCACCCTGCCCGAAGTTAAGGATGACGGCCACGGCGCATGGTTTGAAATCCAGATGAATTACAAGAATACTTACTCCTGTACCCTTCTGCCGCCTGCGGGTGTAAAGATCGGCACGGCGACAACGCAGGCGCAGAGCACGGGCGTGAACGTGATCGATTTGCAGTACACCGACGTGGACGGCGTGAAAATCTGGACGTTGCTCAATACCCACAGCAACGTACCGGCATAAGGGGGGTGAGCGCATGAACGAATGGGAGAAAGAGACCTATTGGCAGTACGAAAAAATACAGGATGACGGCAAAATCAAGGTCATAACCGTTAACCACAACGATTTTGACGGCAAGATCACTGGGCACATCGTTTTCGGCGTCAAGGCGTGGTTTGACGAAAACCCCGAGGAGCGCTTACGCCTCGGCTGGACGAAGCACATCAAGCACAGCACCAAGAAAATCGAGTACAACAAGCAAACGCAATACCTCAAAAAGACCGTGAAGATCATCGATGAATACACGGTCGAGGATGAATACACCGTTTGCGACAAGACCGAAGACATGATGCGCCGCGCAGAAGAAGGTGCGGGCGACTGGTGGTACACAGACAGCGACATCGACGATTCAACGGGGGTAATCATGTTATGAACGACAAAGAGCGACTTGAAGCAATGGATGCGATCATGGACGAGAGCGCCAAGGAAACGATTGCGGAGGGCATCCCGCCGCTGGACGATGACATCAAGGCCGTCGCCGAAGTCAAGCGCAAGACGTTTGATTTGCCGACAAATGCGGTCAAGGTCGATCCGCTTAGGTAGGTGATTGCGATGTACGACGTAAAACCCGTTACTGCAGAGCATCATACCGTGTGCGGCGCAGCCTGCATGAAGATGCTTTTGGCCTATTACGGCATTGATTCTGACCTGCAAAGCCTGATTGAGGAATTGCACATCGGCGTCGTCGGCTGCACCGGCGCGGACATCATCCGCGTAGGCAACGCCCACGGCCTTGACGTCAAAACGTGGAAGATGGACACCGAAGGCGCGTTAGCCGTTGACCGCCCCTGTATTTTGTGGTGGAGAAGGCAGCATTTCGTTATCTTCTGCGGCCTTAACGCCAAAGGCGAACCCATCATCATCAACCCCAGCAGCGGACGTTTCCCCATCTCGGTTGAAGCGTTTGACCGTCTGTTCAGCGGCATCGTGTTTTCCAACGGCACCGTTGATGACATTTTCCCCGCCGACTATTGGGGCGAGAAAACGCCCACGCCCGACTATTTTGACGAATAACGGAGGATGAAACCATGAATTACATCATCATTGAAGCGCAGACCAGCAACGAAACGACCGCAATCGTGACCCCCGCCGTGTACAATGACCGCATCGAAGCTGAAGCCGTGTTCCTCGAAAAGTGCGCCTGCGCGCGCAGGAGCGGCCTGAGCACTCACACCGTCATCCTGCTCGATCAGGAGGGCGCGGTCATCGCCAAGAAATGTTTTAAAGCCTAACAAAACCTGTTGAAGCTGGCAACTGTTCGGACATTCCGAACGGTTGCCTTTTTCATACAATTTTCGTCCGGCGGGACGCAAAACGCGCATCGGTGCATCTCTCTACCGCACCGCAAAAAGGAGGAGTATATGAGCAACATTTTCACCCGGAAAGCGCTGAATGAGATCATGAGCAATGAGGGCCTTACCCCCGAGCAGCGTACTGAACAGGTTTTCGGCCTGTACGGGCGCGCGCTTGATGATGGGTATATCGCTAAGGGCGCGGCAGCCCAGGCCCAGGAAACAGCGCTTGCCAATGCCAAAGCCGAATGGGAAAAATCCATTACGCGGCCCGATCCCAAGGAAAGCGAGGAATACAAAGCCCTGCAAGGCCAGTTCAGCGACTATAAAACCATGCAGCAGGCCCGTGGTACTGAGGATTACAAACGCGTGAAGGACAAGTTTTTCGAGACGGTTTACGGCATGATCGACCGTGGGGAGGGAGCGAAGCCCGTCGCCGAACAGATGGTCCAGATCGAAAGCCAATGGGGCGAGTATTTCATCCCGGCTCAGGATCAGGGCAAGGGCGGTCAGCAGCCCAAGAACACCCCGCAGTATTCCAAGCAGCCGGGCCAATCCGGCACGAACCCCACCAGCGAGGAGGAAAAGCTGTACAAGCAGCTGGCCGACTCCTGGAAGTAAGAGAGGAGTGTAAAAAATGCCCTTCAACAACAACATCAACTATGCGGCGATTTTCAACCGCATCCTGGACGAAAAATTCTACATCATGCCCCGTACGCTGTGGATGGAGAACACCAACCCCGGCATTGAATGGCAGGGCGGCAAGGAAATCAAAATCCCCTACATGACCATGGATGGCCTGGGCACCATGAATGGCTACAAGGCCCCCGACGGCGATCTCACCCTGGGATACGAAACCAAGCAGCTGCAGTGGTACCGTGGCCGGAACTTCGCCATTGGGCGCTATGATGTGGACGAAACCAACATGACCCTGACCGTTGGCAACGCCCTGCGCGTTTTCCTGGCCGAGCATGTGGTGCCCGAAGTGGACCGGCTGCGCATCGCCAAGCTGGCCCAGGCCGCGCTTTCCTACGGCATGACCAGCGTGACCGCTCAGGCGTCCGCCAGCATCACCACTGCCAATATCCTGGGCCTGCTGCTGGACGACATCGCCAAGATTCAGGATAAGATCGGCGAGGGCGAACAGCTCTATATCCAGATCAGCACTAAGCTGAAGAACATGCTGGAGCAGTCCACCCAGCTGACCCGCTATCTGAATGTGCGCGATTTCTCCATCCGCAGCACCACCCTGCGCATCGAAGCCATCAACGATCAGTACCTGATCGGCACGCCCTCCAGCTACATGAACAGCGTGGTCCGGGTGAACGACGGCGTTACTGCCGGGCAGACCGTAGGAGGTCTCACCTTCACTGACCTTGGCCCCAATGTCAACTGGATCATTGCCGCCCGCCCCGTGGCGGATGCGGTTGCCCGGCCCCAGATCACCAAGGTGATTGACCCTGACATGAACCAGGAAGGCGAATTCTGGAAGATCATGTTCAGCATCTATCACGGCATGTGGACCATGGACATGAAGGCCGACGGCGTGCTGGTGAATATCGACACCACCCTGGCTTCTCTGACGGTGACCAGCGTGGCGGGCACCGGCGCCGCTGGCGATTCTGTGATTACCACCGACGCCGTCGCCCCCGATGGGATGAAGCTGGTCTGGAAGGCCGCCAGCGGTACCGCCCCCGCCGTGACCTTCGGCACCGCGCTGAAGACTTCCGACGGCTGGGCTGATCTGCCTGCCTCCGGCCTGATCAGCACCACCAACGGTTACAAGATCACCGTGGCGCTGGTGGCTGCTGGTTCTGGCCTTCCCGTGGCCTCCGGCAATACCACCGTGGTGGCGAAAACCTGATGAAAGAAGGCGACAGGCTTGGCGATCGTAGACTTTGCGTATTACGCAACGGTATACATGGGCAAGGAAGCGACTGAAGAAGAATTTTCCCCGTTGGTAGCGCGGGCGGAAGATGTGATCGGCGCAATGACCCGTTGGCAAGCGATGGAAGCCGCATTCGCCAGCCTGTCCCCATTTCAGCAGACGCTGGTGAAAAAGGCCATCTGCGCGCAGGTGGATTTCTTCGCGGTGAACGGGCTGGACAGCGTAACCGGCGACGATGAGGCCAACGGCTTCACGGTTGGGAAGGTATCCATTGGCGGGCGTAATATCACCAGCAGCATGAAAAGCGGGGCCATGGCAAATCACGTTTCCCCGTTGGCGATCCTGTACCTGGAGCAAAGCGGGCTGATGAATCCCGGCGTGCCGGTTGTGGGGGGATGCGTATGCTAAGGCCCATTCCTTCCCGTATCCTGCGCAGCACGGCCACGGTAAAGGTATGCACCGGAATCGATATGTACCAAAACCAGGTATACGGCCAGCAATACACCGTGCGGCGCGTGCATTTGCAGCCTACAGAGCGGATTGTAAAAAGCAGCGCCAACACCGATCAGCAGCTTTCTTCCGTCCTATTCGTTGATGCGCGCCATTCCTTCCCTGCGCTCAACTGGGCGCAGCTGCTTAAGGACGCCCACGACAAAGGCGGGGATGTGCGCGTGATCGTTCGCGGGTTTGAATACACCGTCGCCATGGCGGACGGCCTACGGGACGATACCGATCAGCTTCATCACTGGGAAATCGGCCTGTACTGAGGTGGTGGTGATATGCCGATCAGAATCCGCATCAACACACACGCGGTACAGGTTCGGGTGGAGGACGCTTTCAAGGCTGGTTTGCCGCAGCTTTCGGAAGAAATCCTGAATGACTGCAACCAGTATTGCAAAGAGGATACCGGAACGCTGATTGCGTCGTCCCTGGTACATTCCCGCCCGCAGGATGGCCTGCTGATCTGGCAAACGCCCTATGCCCGGCGGCAATACTGGGAGATCAGAACGGCCTATACGGATGTGAACCCCCAAGCTACCTGGAAATGGTGCGAGGCTGCCAAACAGCACCGCCTTTCCCAGTGGAACCGGCAAGCGCAGCGCCTGACGGAGGAGAACCTATGACGAGCGTAATCAATGAAGTGCTGGAAGCCGTGATTGGCCTGATGAACGCGACAAAGCCCTTCGCTACGGTGACCCGCGGGGCGCTGCCCACCGGGCAGGGGCTGACGTGCGAAATCGGCCCCAGCGCGCCGGAAAGCATGCACATGGACAAGAATACCGTGATCCCGCTGGACGTAACCCTGAACGGGAAGCACAAGGACCTTAAAACGGTATCGGACGCCATGAACGAAATCCACGCCGCGCTGACCCGCGCCCAAATCTATCCCGAGGGGATGCGCTGGCAAATCACGGACATTACCAACACCATGCTGCCGCAGCGAATCGGCAGAGAGCAAAATAACGATTGGCTGATGGCATCGGCGCTGTCAGTACAATTTTACTGGAGAGGTGATTGAAATGCCGAATCTGAATCCTGAATGGGTAATCAAAATGAGCATCGGCACCACGTATACCGAGGGCTCCGGCGGCGCTGCCGGAACCTGGACCTATGCGCCCCTGTGCGCTGGTATCACCAACATTGATCCCAGCGTGAACGAGCAGAACCAGCAAGCGTTTTACATGTGCGGTAATGGCGGCGCGAATAACGAAGTGACCGGCATTGCGCCCGAATATGCCGTTTCCGGCCACCGCGTGATCGGCGACGCCGCACAGGACTATATCGCGGGCCTGCGCTACAAGCTGGGCCAGGATCGTAAATCCAGCCTCAAAGTGGAAATCTACGATCACACCACCCTGGTGGAAACCATCGTGGCCGACTGCACCATCACCGATGTGGTGGATTTCGGCGGTGCCGCTACGGACCTGGTGCCCTTCTCCTGCACCCTGCGGGTGAATGGCATTCCCACTGTGACGCCCGCCACCTGATGAGGGGATGGGGAGGGGAAGCAAAGAGGGGGGCTTCCTCTCCCCTGTCCCGTTGACAAAGAAAAGGAGAAAACCATGTTTAAGCCCTTTACCGTTACATTGAACCGCGTTCGGGACAGGGTAAAAATCAGCGAAGGAGCTGAGACCCTGGAACTGTATGTGGACGATGATCCCATGCGCCTGACCGCCGGAATTACCGAAAGCGTGAAGCTGCTGAAGACGCTGGGCGATGAAAGCACGGATAAGGACGTGCAAACCACCGCCATGTATATGGCCCGCACCATCTTTGGCACGGACCAGGCAAAGCGGCTGATGGATTACTATCACCAGGACGGCCGGTGCGTGATCAGCGTATGCAGCGTATACATCGAAAAGCGGCTGTCCAGGCTGATCATCAAGGCCCAGAAAAAACAATGAAATTGCAGGATGCGCTGCCGGACCGCATGACGTTCGGCGGGAAACAATATAAGCTTGATTTGGATTTCAGAAACGTTTTGCGCATGATGGAAACCCTGTCGCGGGATGAGCTGATGCCGGAGGCCAGAACCTTCCTGGCGCTCAAATGCATCATGCGCCGCCCGCCCAGGGACGCCGAAGGGGCGCTTTCCCAGGTGCGGGAAATCGTGTTCCCCGGCACCAAGCAGACGGCGGCAAAGGAAAAGATTACCGATTTTTCGCAGGACGCGGATTTGATCCGGGCGGCTTTCATGCAGTGCTATGGGATCAATTTGTTTCGCGACCGGCTGCATTGGTTGGAGTTTTCTTCCCTGCTTGCGGGCCTGCCGGAAGGAAGCCGGTATAGCGAGGTTTTGGGCATTCGCGCCCGGCCCATGCCAGCGCCCACCAAATGGAACGCGGAAGAAAGGCGCTGGCTGATGAAGGCCAAGGCGGAATACGCTTTGCGCATGACGGACCGGGAACAGGAAAAATCCTTGAATAACAGCCTGCGTAGCGTTGCTTTCAGCTTGCTGGCGCTGGCCGAAAAAGGAAGTGAACACCATGCCTGACGGACAGGTTGTATTTGAAATCACCGGCGATAACCGGGAAGTTCGTCGATCCTTGCAGGATACCACTCGCGTCATTGAGCAGGAAAGCCGGAACTGGGACAGCGCCGCCTCTACCGCCGCAGGCCGGATGGAAAACAGCATGGGCGGCGCGTTCAAAAAAATCTCCATCGCCGCTGCCGCGTCCGCCGTGGGGAAGGTGCTGCTGGATTGGGGAAAAAGCGCGGTCGCCGCCGCCTCTGATCTGCAGGAAGTGCAGAACGTGGTGGATGTGACCTTCGGGACCAGCGCCGTCCAGATTGACGCCTGGGCGAAAAAAGCCCAAACGCAATTTGGCCTGACGGAGACCCAGGCAAAAAAATTCACCTCCACCCTGGGCGCGATGATGAAAAGCGCAGGCATGGCCGGGCCCGAAATCGTGTCTATGAGCACCGACCTGGCGGGTCTGGCCGCTGATATGGCCAGCTTCTATAACCTGGATTTTGAAACGGCGTTTCAGAAGATCCGCAGCGGCATTTCCGGCGAAACGGAGCCACTCAAGCAGCTGGGCATCAATATGTCCACGGCCAACCTGGAAGCCTTCGCCCTCACCCAGGGCATCACTACGGCGTTTGATAAAATGAGCCAAGGTGAGCAGACGCTGCTGCGATATCAGTATTTGATGAGCGCCACGGCGGACGCCCAGGGCGACTTCGCCCGGACCAGCGACGGCTTCGCCAACAGCCAAAGACGCTTAGAAACAGCGCTGGAAACCATTAACACAGCCCTTGGTTCCACGCTTTTGAATTATATCACGCCGGTGGTGGCAGGGCTGGCGGATATTGTGACCGGGCTGACCACGCCTGCGGAAACAACCGTGCTGGATAACTTCAATGGCATTGATCTGGACACCGCGGAAAAAATAGCGGACATTAAAAAGACCGCGGATGAAGCGAACGCGCTTGTTGGCGTGCTGAACGATATTGCCGCAAGCACGGTGAAAACCGAGGAAAACACTCGCCTGGAGGGGTTCATTTCCACGCTTTCCAAGGATATTGGGGGACTGAATCTGGCCCTGCTGGCCGCTCAGATGGGCAATGTGCCCGGCGCGCTGGAAGAATTGGGCAAGGCCCTGAAAGCGGAACTTGGCGGCGACCCGGATAAATGGCGGAATCTGCTCCAGGCGATCAGCCAGAACCTGCCGGGCGTTACCAGCGCCACCGGGAAGGATACCACAACGGCTGATTTCCTTTCCGCTGCGGCTGCCGCCGCGGATGATTTGGGCGGGGATTACTCTCAATATTGGGGGAATCTGCTCTCCGCTTTGGGAGATCATGCAGGCGACGCTATCGCCGCGTTGGCGGGCGGGCAGGAAACCGGCGCCATTCTGAGCGGAATCGCAGCGGGCAGCAATGAGCTGGGCGCGCTTTCCGGGGTCAAGTGGAGCGCGTTTATTGGCGCTGTGAACGGGCTGGAGAGCGATACGCCGAAGAACCTGGCCGGGGTGGCCGACGCATTGAGCAAAAACCTTGGTGGCGACGCTGGCAAATGGGAAACCCTTTTGCAGGCCATCGGGAATAACCTGGGGGCGGTCACCACCGCCGTGGGGGCGGATGGAACAAAAACCGCCGATTGGCTGGCCGCCGCCGCCTCCGCCGCGGACGACCTTGGCGACGATTATTCCGCCTATTGGGCCCAATTACTCAAAGCCTTGGGCGACAATGCAGCTGCGGCGATTCAGGCCCTGGCTGGGGGCAGCGCAGCCGGGGAAAGCATGGGCGAAATCGCAGCCAACGCCAACCTGTTAAGCGCCCTGGCGGGGCCCAAGTGGGGCCTGTTTATCTCCGCCGTGAATGGGCTGGACAATAGCACCCCCGCCAATCTGCAGGGCGTGGCGGACGCGCTTTCCACCAATCTGGGCGGCAGCGCGGCAAAGTGGGAAACGCTGCTTTCCGCGTTGAGCGCGCACCTGCCCACCATCAAGAATTCCATGGAGGGGGACACCTCCACCGTGGCCTTCCTTCGTGATTGCGCAGAGGTGGCCGACGATCTGGGCGCGGATTATTCTGCTCTCTGGACCAATCTGCTCCAGGCGTTGGGCAGCAATGCCGCTGCCGCGATCAGCGCGCTTTCCGGCGGCATGAATTCCGGCATGGTTGTGCGGAACATTGCCCTTGGCGCGAATCTGCTGGGCGATAACGCGCCGGGCAACTGGTCCAAGCTGTTTTCAGCCCTGCAGCGGGTAAATGGGCTGCAGAACATTTTCAGCGATTCCGGCGCGGCGGGCAACGTGGAAAGCCTGGCCAAGGCGCTGTCTGAAAACAGCCCGGACACCACCCGGGCGGAGGCGTGGCAGACCTTCCTGGGCGCATTGCAGCAAAACTCCGGGGCCTTGACCGCTTTGACAAAGACCAGCGCGGACGAAACCGCCGCCTGGCTTTCCAGCCTGGCCAGCGCCGCCAATACCCTAAGCCCCGAAAACGCCAACGGATGGAGTTTGCTGTTCGGCAGCTTCGTTTCCGGCCTGCCCGGCTTGCAGGATACGGAGGAAGGACAGCAATTTTTCCAGAGCATCGCCCAGGAATTCCTGGCCATGGGCACGGAAAGCGAAGAAGCAAAGGCGGGGCTGCTGGCGCTGGGCATGAGCACCGATGAAATTGACCAGGCGCAGCGCCAATGGCTGGATACCTGCAAACGGCTGGTGAAAACCATTCCCGGGCTGGCTGGCGTGGTAAATACGCAGACCGGCTCTATCAACGGCGGCACAAAGGCGATTCGGGAATATGTGGACGCCTGGCAGAAATACAACGAAGCCGAAGCGGCTTTCTCCCGGTACAGGGCGAAAAGCGAAGCGCTGAACCAGGAATTTTCCAATATTGAGGCTTTGAAGCAAGACGTGATGGTGCTGCAAAAAATCACCGAAGAAGATGCGAAAACCATCGAAGCAAATAATAAACGACTCGATCAAATCACACAGCAATACGCAAACTCGCCTTTGGCGTTATTGAATGATCCTGAACGTAACAGACTGATAAAACAAAATGAAGAATTAAAGGCAAATGGGCGTTATGATGAACTGCAAGCCAAACAAAAAGAACTGAATATCCGGCAGGATGCTTACAACGAAGCATTGGAACGCCAGGCGCAGGAGTACGAGGCCCTTGTGGCGATCTACGGGGATGAAGCGCAGCTGCAGGAGAAGCTGAACGAGGAAATGACAAAAGCCACCGAAGGCATGACGCTTTTGGAGAAAGCCGCCGCCGGGGATGAAGCCGCTATTTCCTCCATCACCACCGCCACGCAAAAAGCCGTGGACGCCCTTACTGCCCTGGAAGAGTACCAGGCCAAAGTTCGGGAGGAAACGGCGCAGAACATTGCCCAGGTGGTGAAAGGTTTTGAAAATATCGTAACCCCCGCCCAAAGGGCAAAAAATGAAATGGCGGATTTGACAAAGCAAATCGAACAGCTGAACGCCGCCGGGGAAGATACAAAAAGCCTGGAAACCACCAAGAAGGGCATGGAGGATTCTATTCCTTCCGTTCAGAAAATGACTGCCGCCCTGGAAAGCCAGCTGCAATTCATGCGCAAGTATCAGGCAGAATTGCAGCAGGCGCGGGATAATGGCGTGGATCAGGGCATTCTGGCCATGCTCAGCGACGGCAGCCAGGAAAGCTTCGATTATCTGTACGCATTGAACCATACCGGCGGTGATATTGGAGCCCTGAACCAAATGTATCGGGAGGTTCAGACGGAACGGGAAACCATGGCGGACACGCTGACGGAATCGCAATTGCATGTGGATGCCGAGTACAAAAACCTAAAGAACGAAGCGTTGCTTGCCGTTGAAGGGTTGAAGGATTTGAAAGACCCCGCCTATGCCAATACCGCAGATATGATGGCGGCGATTGTTCAGGCCTTGCAGGAAAGTCAACCTGGCTTAGCCGCCCAGGTTGAGGCTATCAATGCCATCCTTTCCCGCATCATCGTTCCTGGTTTTATTGCTACGCATCCAATCTACGGATCATTTTATGGCAGCAGCATAGGCAGCCACGCCAACGGCCTGGATAACGTGCCATACGATGGGTATTTAGCCTATCTGCACCAGGGCGAAAGGGTACAGACCGCCGCCGAGGCGGAGCTTTCCCGGCGCTATGGCCTGCAGCAGCCCGGCATGGATTACGGGGCCATGGGCAGCGCCATCGGCGCGAATATGCCTGGCATGGGCAATATGCAGATCGTTTGGCGCGGGCGCGTGGTGGCGGATGTGCTGAGCGAGATGCAGGGAGACAGCTACCGAGCGCTGGAAAGGAGCGGGTGGAAATCATGATCGTGTTTCACGGCGTTTCGATGGGGAACGCGGCCCCGGTGAAAATCGAGGATGTTCGCGTTTCCCCCATCCAGCGCACCGCCGTGGTGCGCAAGCGCGCCCTGCTGGCCGGTGCGGATTTCGTGCGGATGCAGGAAGGCCAGCGCACGGTGGCAATCACCTTCGCCATCCTGGAACAGGATTTCGTCAGGCGGGAACAGTACATCGAAGCCGTTTGCCAATGGGCCACCACGGAACAGCCCGCCCCCATGGCGCTGCCCTACCGGGGCGGAAAGCTACTGGACGTGATCTGCACTGGATTGCCAGAGCCCTCCACCCGGCAATGGTGGGAAAGCAGGCTAACCCTGACCTTTACTGCCTTTGACCCCTATTTCTACGAGCCATACGAACGTAGCGCCAATTGCGGAAACGCCTTTTTCGTTTCCGGCGACGCGCCTCCCAGGATGCGAATCGAGCGCACCCTGGCAGCCACCGCCCAGGGGCAGGCCTATGGAAATGGCAGCGAAAGCATGACTTTTGCCAATATTCCCGCCGGGCAGCTGGTGATTGACTTGAACGCCCAGACGGCCACGGTGGACGGGACCAGCATCATGCAGCATTACGCTTTCGCAAGTACCTTCCTGATCCCCCGGACCGGCACTCAAACCATCACCGGAACCGGCGTGGTGAAATGGCGGGAGAGGTGGCGGGAATGAATTTTCTGTTCTTTGACGCGGGGGATCACCCACTTTTTTCCCGGGATGATGTGGAGGAAGCCACCCATACCCACGAAGAAATGAGCCTGTATCTGCTGTTTCCGTACAACCCGGAAAAGGTGATTCAACGTGGAATGCGGGTGGGGTATCTGGATACGTTGGGCGATTTCCAGGTGTTTGAAATCCGCAAGGCCAAAATGTATGAGCCGGACCACTACCAGGAAATCACGGCTGAGCATATCGTGATTTCGGAATTGACGGACGAATTCTGCGAAGCCAGGGAATGGACGGACATCACCGCCCAGGCCGCCCTCACCGATCTTCTGACGGGCACTTTATGGAGCGTGGGCGCTGTGACCGCCTCGGGGGTATCCTCCGGTAATGTTGGCACGGGGAACGTTTGGCAGAACATCCGCACCATTGAAAGCAACTGGAATGTGTACATTATCCCCCGCGTAACCATGTCCGCCTCCGGGATCACCGGGCGATACCTGGATATTGTCCCGGCTGGCGGCACATGGCGCGGGCTGCGGTTTAGCCTGGAAAAGAATATGGATGAAACGGGCGTTACCTGGGATGATACGCGGCTGAAAACCGCCCTCTATGGCTTTGGCAAGGCCGTGGAGGCGGAAGGCGAGGAGGAAAACCAGCCCTTGACCTTCGCGAACGTCGTTTGGACAGAAACCGAGGATCATCCCGCCAAGCCCGCCGGGCAAGCCTACCTGGAGGACCCGGACGCCACCGCCGCGTATGGCAGGAATGGACGCGCCAGGTTCGGCTACTACCAGAACGGGGATATTTCCGATCCGGAAATCCTGCTCCAAAAAACCTGGGAAACGCTGAAAACGGTTTCGGTGCCGGATGTGAGCATCGACGGCACCGTGAAAAACCTCCGGGCGCTGGGCAATGCGGCAGAGGTGCCTATCCGGCTGCATGACACCGCTTTGATTGAGATCAGCCCCACGGGCGTGATCCTACAAAAAGAAGTGATCCGCTATACCGAGGACCTGCTGAACCAGCTGAATGACCGCGTGAACATTGGCGATTATATCCCCAACATCATCTACATCAACCGGGAAACGGCGGAACAATCCGGCGGAGGCGGCGGCAGCGGCGGGCAAACGAACCTGGAATATAAGATCACTGAATTTGATACGGAGATAGCCGCCAATCTGTACCAGATTAGCCTGCGGGCCTATCAGCGCGATATGGACAACGTGGAAGAAATTCTGCGCCAGGCCGGGATCAGCATCGACGCGGGCGGCGTGATCACCTATGCCGACGATAATCCCAATATGCTGCAAGCGAAATTCAACGTGCAGGCCGCGGAGATTTCCTCCAAGGTCAGCGCGGGGAACATCGCCAGCGAAATCAACCAGACGGCCCAAAGCGTATTGATTTCCGCGCAGAAAATAGATTTACAGGGATATGTCACCGCGAATCAGCTGCAAGCCGAAATCGGTTCTTTTTACAATGCGTCAACCGATACATTATCAGCTGATTGGATCACCGTTCGGGGCAGCCAAATCGGCAACCTGACTGTTTCCGGCTCCCTTACTGTTGGCGTAGGCACCACGCCCGCCACCTGGCAATCCAAAACCGTTTTGACTGGGCTGGATTGGGAAGGTTCCCACACCTTCGAGGATATTAACGGGCAGCGCTATACCGGGCACCTGGTAACCACGCTATACAGCGATACCATCTATTATTTGGGGAGGACATGATGGACGGGATTTTTGATAAATTCACTCTGATTGATGATGCGCTGAAAAAGCTGGACGTGCTGGCGGACGCAAAGGGCGCTTTCCGCTGCGGCCTGATTTGGGACATTGCCGGGGAATTAAAGGCGCTTCGCGAAGGCCTGGAAAAGGAGGACGCGGCGCATAAGCGGCAGATCGAAGCCATGAAACAAATGCAGGAGGCGAGGAAGAATGCGGACGGTAACAACCAAGAACGGCTCGTATAACGTGAATTACGCCTGGGCCCCGCTGATGGATGGCTCGTGCGAAATCTGCATGAATGATACGCGGCTGCTATCTCAGATCGCGCCCGAGTTTGAGGGCCTGGACGCCATTCATTTCGTCGATACCGATACCGGCGAATATGATTATTTGGGCTATACCGTGCTTTCCGGTATCAACCGGGATTCGCGCGGCGTGCATGTCAAACTGATTAAGGAGGTGAATCCCAATGCCTGATATTCGGTTTCCCAACATGTACCGGGTGGACCTGGAAAAGGGCCCGGCCATCAAACAGTTGCATCAAATGTTCATGGGGGACAAGGCCGCCAACCGGATCGGCGCGTATCTGTTTCAGGGTGATGCGGCGGTTTCCCCGGGCGGCAACTGTTCCGGCACCGCCATCCTGAACGATGGTTCCACCGTGGCGCTGACGGGCACCGTGGCGGGGAATGAAGTTTACATCGACCTTCCCCCGGGCTGCTATGCTATTCCCGGCCCGATCCAGGTTTACGTGCTGTGGACCAACGGCACCGTCATGACCACCGTGGTAGCTGGCTTTGGCGCCGTCACGCGCACAGAGACCGGCACCATCATTGATCCCGGCGCTATCATTCCCAGCGTGGCGCAGCTGATCTCTGATATTGAGGATGCTGTAGCGTCCATCCCTGCCGATTATTCTTCCTTGCTTGTCACCATTGCGCCGGAGTTTTCCACCACGGCGGATTATCACGCGGGCAATTTCGTTTGGCACAGTGGAACGCTTTACCGCGCCCGGGAAAATGTTTCTGCTGGGGCATGGGACAACTCAAAATTTGAGCCGGTGATTATCTCCGGCGGTTTGCCTTATACCATCGGCGGAAATAATACTTTGGAACTGATCGCGACAGAACAATCCGCCAGCCAATTCCTCTATTATGATGTGGGCGAGGCCCTGGCGGGCCACGTGGGCGACACGATCACCGTTTCCTTTGATCTGATGGGCACCGTCGCCAGGGGAATTCGGGTGTACCCCTATCAAAACATCGGCGTCAGCATTGCGGATACCGTGCGCGTCACCCCCAGCGTGGGCGCATTCACCCGTGTTTCCTTTACTACTACCGTGACAGATTACGGCGGCAGTGGCAACCATGCCGGGCGCATCGGCCTGTATGACGATGCGGGCGCGCAGACGCTGACCACGCGCCGCTTTAAGATCGAGCTGGGCCACGTTGCCACCCCCTGGGCCATGAGCGCCCAGGACGCGCTGGCGCAAGTAAGCCAATATATTGATACTGCTACCGTGGCGGAAACAAAAACCTACCTGGGCATTGAGTAAAGGAGGTGGAGCAAATGGCAACTGGTGATAAACTGGTAAACCTGGACGCGCTGAAAGCCGTCCATGACGCAGACGCGGCGGAAGTGGCTGACTTAAAGAGCTCTTTAAGGTCAGCCGATCTTTTCACCTACGGCGCACCAACTAATATCATATGGACTATTGGTAGCTTAGGATCAACAGGCGGTTACACGTCTGCACGAAAAAATAATCTGCGCATGAATAATGCGGTCAAAATCATGGGCGGGTCGGCCCTGTCTTGCAATAGCGGTTATTTAATACAAGTTTACAAATACAGTTCTGACACCACCACGGAAATGCAAAACGCATTTTTAGGGCGCTCTGACTGGACAACGAATTATGTTGTGACAGATGACTGCTATATTAGGGTACTTGTAGGAGACACGTCGCATTACAACGACAGCGCATACGTGCTTACTGACGACTCGTATAAAAATCAAGTTATTTGGGACAAATTTATTTTAACCACCATTAGAAACGATGTTATTGCATTGCAGGACGGCGTTTCGGAGATTCAAGACTTTATACCGAGCACAAAAAACATACTCAATATATCAGATTTTACAGGTGGCTATTACATTGATGGTAGCGCAGCAAATGTCGGGGAAAATTGGTTAGATTGTAGGATTGAAAATACTGGGAGCATTTACACAAATCAACTAATAGACGTTAGCGCTAATATTGGCGATACTATTGTGATAAAAATCCCGTCAAATGCGGCACATTCGGGGGCGCGTGGGAGCGGATTCTGTAATGCGAGCGGAATCATCACTAATGTTTTTGCAGAAAAGAATTTAGCTTTTAACACCGTAGATAATGCATTGGCTGCGGAACTGATAATAACTGACGCTTATATGTTTTTGTCTTTCTCAGCTAAATCATCAATAGAGATATATTTGAAATCAGACGGTGCCTTGTACAAAAAACTTAGTGTTGGCAGTACCGTTTTTGTTGCGCCATCCGGAGATGATAGCCACGCAGGAACGCAAGCATTCCCAATGGCGACGATCAATGGAGCACTTAGCAAAGGCGCCAGACGTATATGCATGGAACCGGGTGTATACAAACAGCGGATAGATTTGACGCTTGCTCAATATGGCGAACTTGATATTAAGTCTACAACGCCAACACAAAAGACAATATTACAAGCGCCTGATAGTGTGCTTGTTACAACTGATTCCCCGGTTAGTGGATATTCGCGCGTCCGAAGCGCAACGATAAGCGTAACATTTGGTGAAAATAACATTTGGCTGTTCCAGGATGGCGTTGCAGATATATCCACTCTGATTGCAGATGCGGATAGGATGCCAGAACAAAGGGGCTACGCATACCGTTGCGCTGATACCGTCATTGCAAAATGCAATGCTGATAATTTGAGCGAAGCGCTGACAGAAATTGAAAACGACGCTAAGTATAAATGGTATTTAGATGGCACAACGTTATATTTTAGCTGTCCTAATACGGTAAGTGTTAATACCCCGATTTGTGGCAGTTTTAACACAAAATTGTTTTCAAACGCTACAAGAAAAGTGTCGATAAGGATGACTGGAATTGACATTAAGTACATGGCCTGCAACCTTGATAATACAAGCGATTCGTGTATTGCTGATTGTCGTTGTGCAAATGTTTTTGGTGACGGATGCTTTACATGGGACTTAGCTGTAAATGCAAAATTTGTCCGGTGTGAGGCAACCAGGGCATTTACAGGCACAAATGGCGATGGTTTTAATGCGCATGGCGATAATACAGGCGATGCTTTTGCCAAAGAAACGACATGCACTTTGATAGATTGTTGGTCGCACGATAACCGCGACGACGGTTATTCCGACCATGAGCGATGCGAAATGACGATCATCGGAGGCTTATTTGAATACAACGGCAAGGGTGGCGTAACACCATCCTTTGGGTCTCATTGCGCAGCATACAACGTCATGTCAAGACACAACTATAACGGTTTTAACAGCTTCGGGGAAACGTCTGAAGCCGAAGGCGGGAAAGGTACACAGCTTATTTGCTACAACTGCATAGCCCTGAGCAACATACATGGTGATGGACAGCCTAATGCTGGCTTCAGGGCACAGTCTGCTGGGAATACTATGATTTGTATAAACTGCAAATCTGTATCAAATGCGTATGGCTATAGAGCAAGTAGCGGAGCGTCAATGACTCTTTATGATTGTGGATCACTGGCGAACACCACCGTAAGAGACGGAGACGTAAGCGTACACAATACAGACGTTGTTATTTAAATAACACTTTAAGTAACGAAAGGCGGTTATGAAATGTTTCCGCCATGTGACGGTTGAATAAACGGAGGAACAAACATATGATGGAATTGAAAGACACCGTTGAACTTATGACCAGCTCTTTCTGGGAAGATCGGTTCGTCGCTGAATATCTACAGACAAAGATTCGGTACGAAAAGCTGCACAATCTTATTGTAAAAAGGGAAGTAGGAATTGAAACCTTCAAAACACCCATTTCTCTTGAAAGCTGGAAAGCGCAGGCCAACTATATGGGCCTGTACCTATACGAATTGGAAAAGCAAGCGGCGCTTCACGGAATCAACTTGCCCAGAGTGTGAAAGGAGAGCACAAGTGCATCACCTAACCATACATCGCCTGTGCTTCACCCAGTCCGATTGTTACAAGGCAGGCGTGAAACAGAAGCCCGTTGGCGTGCAGGTGCATTCCACCGGGGCCAACAACCCCTATCTGAAACGCTATGTTCAACCGGATGACGGCCTGCTCGGGAAGAATATGAACGGCAACAGCCATAATCGGCCAGGAGGAAACGTGTGCGCAAATGCCTACATTGGCAGACTGGCGGATGGAGCCGTTGCCGTATACCAGACGCTTCCCTGGGATTGCCGTTGCTGGCTGTCCGGTAGCGGAAAGAACGGGAATGCCAACAAGTTAGGTTTCGTTGGCTTTGAAATCTGCGAGGACAATACGGAGAATCGCGGATATTTCGATGAAGCGGTGCGTGGCGCTGCCGTACTGCTGACGGCATATTTGTGCAAAATGCTGGATATTAACCCCTACTGTAATAGACTGGAGGACCACGCGGGTTTGCACGGCATGGGGTTGGCGTCCAATCACGGGGACATTGGGCTGTGGCTTAAAAAGTTTGGTTACACCTTTGATGATTTCCGAGAGTGGGTATCAACCGCCATGATTGACGGTGTGGAAGTTGAATATGTGGAGGCGGTACCTGTGGTGGAGCATCCTACCCTGCGGCGCGGGGATTCGGGGGAAGCGGTCGTGTATCTGCAAACGCTGTTGTGCGACGCAGGAGACACGATTCCGGTTGATGGGAAGTTCGGGCAGAAAACAGAAGCGTCCGTCCGAGCGTTTCAGCAAGCGGAAGGTTTGACGGTGGACGGCGTTGTTGGGACCAAGACGTGGGCAGCGCTGGAAGCGGCCACAGGGCATGATACTGAACCTGCGCCTGATCCTGCCGCAGATGATCCTGTTGGTCCTGATGATGAAGACGTTCCGACCGACCCTGTCATCATGACCCAGGCGGATTTCGCTGCGCTGAAAGCGTCCTATGCGGCAATCTCCGGTATTCTCAGAAAATATGAAACAGTGGGGTGATCTCGATGTGGAAACGTATCGTTGAAGCGCTGGCGGCGGCGGGCGGGGCCATCGCGTCCTTTTTCTGCGGTCTGCCGCCCATCATCTGGATTTTGCTGGCTGTGATGAGCCTGGATTACATCACCGGCATTATCTGCGGCATCATGGGCAAATCGCCCAAAACCGAAACGGGCCACCTGTCCAGCAGCGCGGCATTCGCGGGCCTGATGAAAAAAGCGCTGATCCTGCTGGTGGTGCTGCTGGCCGCGCTGATCGATCGGGCCGTCGCCCTTAGCGCGGATATTGAGTTCGCCGCCGTGGCCGGGGCGACCTGTCTGTGGTTCATCGCCTCCGAGGGCATGAGCATCCTGGAAAACGCCGCCGCCATGGGCATCCCCATCCCGAAAATCCTGCTCCAGGCCCTGGAGCTATTCCGGGGCAAGGGCGGCAGCGATCACCCGCCCGACGAAAATCACTCGTAATGGCCATTCCCAAAAAGAATCCCCCCGCCTATTCGGCGGGGGGTTCTTTTTGTTTTCTCCAGTCCCGGGATTCCCCGGATTTCACCCGGTTGTCCGGGTAGGGCGCG